ACCTGTCATAATCCTCGGGCAGACCGAAGTTCATCTTGCAGTAGGTGATGACCGCCTGTGTTACTATGGGGTCTGCATCCTCTGTTAAGACTTCGTTCATCGCACCTCCGAAGCCGAGGTCTATCAGACCAGCCTTCATCAGTTCCGTCAGCTCATCGTTATAGGCATCCGTTTTAATGCGTAAAGCCTTTTTGATTTTATCCAACATTACTTTTTACCTCTTTAGATTATTCAGATAGCCACCCTCATGCTCGGGGTATATCGTTATATGACCGATATGTCCCACCCTCGCACAGGGTTCGCACCATATCTCATACCCTAACTCGTCCGCTTTTTTACAGAACGATAAGTCCTCGCCTAAATATGGAAGCGGAGTGAAACAGCTCCCGTATTTCTGCTTGACATCCAGTAAAATGGAAGTCTTTATCAGCGTCGCTGCCATACCGCACCCTTTTATGATAAACGGCACAGATGGGTACTCATCCCACCTGTACCGCTCTGGGGGTGTGAGGCTTCTAAATATACAAGACTGGTGACCGGGTCTCCGTGCGTGGAATACTCCGCAAACGAAGTCCTTGCCTGTATCGTATAAATCGTCGAATAACTGGTCGGTGAAGACCATATCAGAGTCGAGCCATAAGACATGAGTAAATTCATAGCCTATGGCGTAGGACACGATCTCATCTCTTGCCAGATAGACAAGAGTCCCCGATAGGATTTTGACTTCGTAGTCTATCGACTCCTCATCAAGGGACTTTATAAGACCCATTAATGACTTGACAAACTCGACGTGCATGAAGTCAAGGCTCGGGATGGCTATCAGTAATTTCATTGTTTCTCCCTTTCCCCTTTATTTAGTTTAGGTTGTTGAAGTGCTGACGGTTACCTTTGCAAGTCTGCCCGGAGCGGTTACGTCGATAGCGACATACAGTCTGCCGAGGATTCTTACAAGGTCGGATGTCATGAGAGTCTTGTCATCAAAGATGAAGACAGGGTCTCCTCCTTCAGGGAAGTTAGCTGTTACGCCCTTGAGGTCGCCTACGATAACGCCTGTTACGTTCTCATTGAATACAACAGGGTATCCGAGGAACGGATCAATAGCGTAGTTAGCTGCCATAGCAGCTCCCTTGATGGTTGCAAATGTTGACTTGCTCATGATGCAGCAGATGTCAGTAGCTTCGTCGGACAGTTCTGCGAAGGCTGTCAGAACAGCCAGTTCAGGGGAAGCGGAGCCAGCGTTCTCAACAAGTGAGGAAGCAGCGATCTTTGCGATAACCTGTGCAGCTGCCTTCTTAACGATTCTGTATTCTAATTCGTCATACAGGTAGTCAAGGAATGCGGAGCCAGTGAGGGCAAGAGCTTCGTCACTTACAGAGATCCATTTCTTAATCATCTTGGGTACAAGTGTAATGATTCCAAGAGTCAGGGATTCTTCTGCTACTGTGGAAGTTCCTTCGGTGTGCCATACAGCGTCACCAGCAGAGGCTTCGTAACCGATCTTTACGTTGCCCTTTACATAGATTCTGTTTACTCTCTGCATGACTTCGTCATTGTCCCATGCAGTTCTGATTCTGTCCTCAAGGTATGCAGGGACAGGTACGGTGCCGGATACGTTCTCTGTGAGGAGTGCTCTGCATTCAGAGTCATCCTTGTATCCACCTTTTACATAATCAGCGTAAGCGTTGATGTACTCGCTTGATTTTCTTACTTCAAGGTTTGTCATTTTGTTATTCCTTTCTTCGATTGGAGTGGGTGAAGGAGCCTTGAGGACTTCTTCGACCACTTTCGCACGTTCTTCGATTTCGTGCTTCAGTTCAGCTTTTCTTGCTTCGATAGCGTCGAGTTCAGCATTGATACCGTCGAGTCTTTCATTGTCGATGGCTTCCACATCCATTGCTTTCAGCTCATCTCTTAACTCGCCACGTCTTACCTCGAGTTCCTCGAAGTTCATTTCATTGATGTCCATTTAGTCCTCCATTGTTCTCGCCAGCGTGTCAGCCAGCCTCTTCTTGAGTTCAAGTTTCTCGGCTTCGAGTCGCTCCGCTCTTATCTTGTCAATCGCTCCGTTGACAAGCTCGTCGATACTTCTCGCCTCAATAGAGGTGTTTCCGTTGGCAGGGATAGATACGGCAGATACGTCAAATAATTTGGAGATGGAGTTTATCCTTCTCGTTTCTATGGTCTTGTTCTCGAGTTCCTCTCTTGTCCACACGTCTGCGGAGCGGTCGACCTTAAAGCCCATAGACATTTTGTTTGTGTATCCACCTTTGATTTCTTCGTAGACCTGACCGCCTAATGTAGTGCCGGAGAGGTCTGCGGATATATATAAACCATCGGGTTTAACTGGTGTTACTTCGAGCGTTCCGTTTGAGATCCTTGCGAAGACTCGCCCTTCGTGGTTATACTGCATGATGACGTCGCTCATGTCGGTCTCATCAAACGCACTCGAATCTATTACTTCACGGAGTTCATATTCTCCGTCTGAATAAAGGGTATACGGCTCATCGAAAGTGGTCGCATATCCTGTTACTCTCTTTTCATCATCTGCCTGAACGATGAATGCTCTGTATTCTCTGTCAGTTTTCATCTGTGCCTCCTAAATCTTCGGTGTTCTTATATTCTCCTCTTATCGGTGCTACCTGACCTGCTCCGTCAGGGAGCGGTTCGTAGTTGAATAACTCACGAATCTCGTCTATCATCAATGCTCCCCTGTCGCCTAATTCTTTCGCCATCTGTACCTTTTGTGGTACGGACATATACTGAAGTCTGTTAGCGTTTACGGAGAATGATGTGCCCTGTGCCCTCTCACGCTCGGAGAACATTGCCTTGGTCATTACCTCACTAAACTGGATAGACCACGGTTCCACGCAACCGTTGAAGAAGCTCTCCAACTCCTCATTGGTTGCGATGTTCTGCATTACCTTTTCGCTTACACCGAAGAAGTTAGCCACATTCGTATATATGGACTTCATCTGGTCTGCGTCTACCGTCCACGGCTTCACGTCTATCTGTTTGATGTCCTTATATGTGGAAGGGAAGAGTAAAAAGCCACCTGACTTTGAGTCGGTGGCAAGGTTCTCTCTTGTGAATCGTTCTCTCTCTTTTGCTAAGTCTTCGGGTTTTGCGAAGTTTGAAAGAGTCGCCATGAATCTGAAGGTGGCTGCGTTCTTGACCGCTTCTTCTATGCCCTGATTCTGGATGTGCGTGAGCTTCATCGTCTCGTCTAATGGTACACCGGGCTGGTCACCGAAGAAGTCTCTCTCAAACTGATACTTGGTCATGATACCGCATTTCCTGAACTCTACGGCTCCTACCTGTCCGTTCGAGAATTTATATCTTAACCACGGCTCGCCTTTATAGTCGATTATCTCGCACCTTGAAGGCAGAGCGGTGTAATACCCTGTTATGATCATTCTCTCATCAAAGACAGGAGTGAGAATTAAATTTGACGTGCAGTCAAGGATGGTTGAAGCCCGATAAAGAAATTGTGACCAAGTCTGCCATTGATTCGGTGCCAGCTTCATCTTCGTCTGAAGCGAAGGGTTTGCCGTTCCGTTGAACTGCGGTTTTAATTTAGAGATATGCCTCGCCCTTGCGTCAATAGCTGACCTAACTATCAAAGACTCATAAATGGCTCCGTGCCAGTTTGTAAAAACAGGCTTATAAGCGGTTAATGTCTGAAAGAATCCCTCCGCTTCCCTTAATGCCTGCTGGCTTTCCTTCGCCTGTTCAGGTCGAAAAATTTTCGTGAAAAGTCCCATGTATTATTCCTCATTCTTTAATTGCTCACCGATCTGGAGCGACCACTTCTCTTTTACTACTAACGCATCGAGAAGAGCAGCCGTTCCGTCGATATGTGCATACTGATTTATCTTGACCAGTCTCCCTCGTCCCCTTTCTGCCGACATCTTGACAGCGGAGTTCAGGAGATGGCTTTTTAATAGGTCATTGTCGCCTATGTTTATCTTTTTGTCTTTTAAGAGACCCTCAAGGGTCTGCATCGTGCCCCACAGATTGTCGCCCTGATATACATCGTCCATCTGATAACCGTCAGCTTTTAGTGCCGATACTAAATACTGACTTGACCAGCGGTCATAACCTGTCATAAGAGGATAGATCTCGTAATCCTTTACCAGTGAAATCATCCATTCATAGACATCGTTATAGTCTACGAAGTTCTCGCCTGATAGTGAAAGAAAACCTCGTTGGATGAATATCTCATACGGCACACCGTCTCTTTGTGTGGCTTCCTCTAATTTCTCCGAAGGCATCCAGAAATGAGCAAAGATATTTTGGATACCGTCCTTTTCTATAACGCAGGTCGCACAGGTCAGGTCGGTAGTCATTGATAAGTCAATACCGCATACTGCGTATGACCCACGGAAGTCCTCGAGTTTCAGAGGAGATCCTGAAGCGTTCTCTACTATGGAGGCATCCAGCCACGCCTGTGAGCCGGATTGCTTTACGTTACAATATTTGCAGAGGAACTCGTTTCTCTTGGATAACGAGCCCTCCGCTATTGCTATTTCTTCCAGCATATACCCGACACTTACCGAGACATTGAGGTTAGGATTCGACTTTTGTAACTCAATGATGGAATTCCAATGGGTCGGGTCATCTATTATGTATAGGATAGGCAGAAGACGTGATTCTTTTGAGTCGCCTAACAAGACCCTTGTCGAGCGTTTCATCAGCTCGTCATATATACCGTCATTCTGATACCCTGCGGTTGAGATGGATAATAAAAGAGGCTGTCTTCTGCTGCCGAAAGATGACTTGATGACTTCGTAAAACTTGAGACCGGGGTCGCCTTTCCATGAGGCTATCTCGTCAGCCACGCAGACGGAAATATTCAGTCCGTCTGACTTCTGTGCATTAAAGGCTAACGCTTTCGCAGAGGTGTTCGTCTCTTTTATATAGATGTCCGTCCTCCGCTTTTGAGCCATT